GTCCTTTAATAATTCTTGTCTCCTTAGAGAAACACCTCACGGTGCAGTTAATAGCAGTATATGTTGGACTATTAACTGTTAGTCCTAATCAAAACCAACAATGATTAGGATACTTTTCCATGGTTTAACCTTCAACCATGAAGGGTATGCTTACGAAACCTCCCAAATCGAAATCATCAGCGCCTCCAAACGCATAAAACTGATTCGATACCGATAGTGTCCTAAAAGATACTTTGACTCCTGGGGCTGCCCTATCTTGTGTAGTAGTAAGCGTAGGAACCAAAGTCTGTAAACCATTTGCTCTACTCTCGGTATGACCGTAGGCAGGCACCTCAATTTCCAGACCTCCACGTCTAGAGACATCTGTAAACACGACATTCGCACCAGTCAGTGCTTCACTGACGCTGGATGCCAATGTTCCGTTAGGCCAGGAAGCTCCAGATGTTAATACTATATCACTAATACTACTATTATTCACAGTAAGCAACACTGCTCCTTTCTCAATATCCAGGTTTTTGTCTATAGCCTTTATTCTCATGCCCCCCCTAGAGAAGGCAAAAATGGATGAGAAGGCATGAACATGCCCTCCGTATACAGCAGGGTAGTTGGAAACTCCCCCTGTCCTATACAAGGTTGGAATAATGAAAGGTGCAATAGTAGTAACTCCTATACCGAAGGTGGAAAGTTTGTTAGTCACAACTCTACAAGTCTTTAGGTATTGACGCAATGAACTAATTCTCTCCCCTACACAGAATCTCGCGGGTGCAAGAGTATCTTTCCCCGCTTCGTAGTCACCGATAAACCCACTCTGAGGAGCAGGATCAATCGCGAGACCAGAAACTGGTATCTGGAGAGTTTGAGACGGGACGGCGAATTCGAAGCCTTCTGCAGCGCTGATCCAAGGAAGTATCTCGATATTCTGTGCGGCTGTAGTTGGAGCCACCAATTCAGTGACCACATGGACCAAAACCTTACCTAAGGAAGCTCTCGTCCCTTTAGTGAATCTATACTGAGTTGGACCATGATATGGTATCTTCATAGTTACAATTGACTTCTCTCTCAAATCAACAACCTCTCTTAAGGTATAGTTTGTCTGAGCTAAGGATAGACTTCCTGTGGGAACATCATGGACGGGTTGAAAGGAAAAACTCAATCTACCTGAATGCATCTCCGTTTTGATGATCATGAAGGTAATCACTATATCTCCTCTGTACAGCTCAAACATATCAGATAGGAGTGACATAGGGGTATTGTTTTTGCCCGCTAGACCATCTAGTGTTCTGGCCACAGCGGTATACGGCGAAACCTCTATAGTGCTAAGGAGAGAACCTACAGCATTAGAAGCTTGCCATGAAAATTTGTTCAACACAGTAGGAATCGTAAGAAAAGCGTCGAAAGAAAGTTCATCAACTTCGGTCCCAGCGAAGCCGGGTAATACTTCAACAGTGTTCTTTTCGAACATTGCCAAGGTACGCGAATTGTCTGCTGAATCTGCTGTCGATGTATTATACATCCAATCTGTAACCATGAGTTTTTGTACATCTTGATTACGTGGACGCGACCACCCGAAGACGTTCGCTACTCCACTGACAATATCTAGAGCCCAAGTTGCCATCGTAGCCGCATCACTGAGCATGGGAACTCCAATTAAACTACGACTAATTTTAGACAAGGCCGTTGAACCTGATTCAATAGGTCCAATACCTTTTGTTTTGGCTTCTCTCTCCGACATAGTACCCATTTGAGGGTAGGCCGGCATATCAAGCTCGACGTCCTCCCAGTGGAACCATAGGGAGTACCCGATAGTGGGATCCTGACCAACCCCCGTATTTAGAGGCGAGAGAGGGAAGTAAACAAGTTTACCGAAATCGTAATAGTCTGGTACCGTATTACCGAAACCTATGGACTTGTACGAATTCACGAATGGTATACGTAATTCAGCAGAAGTAACCTTTGATACGTCTATTAACACACCTGGAAGTTGCGATCTCTGCTGCTGAGTCAACATATGCATGTTATACCAATTTGGAGCAGGGGACCCACCTGTATGGACGAATGCCATTTTATATAGACCACAATGGAACTTTGTGGAATTGACACGTAAAGTGAAAACTCCAGTACCTTTAAAGTACAAATGTCCACGAATCTTTTCTAAATACATACTAGGACTCATTACTGCAGAAGGGTATGAGTAATCTGCAAAAGTGGCTGTGTCTGTAGAGGCAAGCACACCTGAGGCCAGGAGATAAGGTCGAGACAAATACTTCTTTACAAAATTATCTGTATAATTCGATCTCAGTCCTAAACCTTCAATCTTTTTAAGACCAATTGATGTTGCAACTGCTGTGCAGGTTTCATCTTCTTGGAATTGGGTTGTACCGGTTGTCTGTGCCACCGGGTCGCACTGTTCACTTTTTTGAGGGTGAACACCTTCCTCCTTTATTTGTAATTCTTCAGGAATCCTTGTTACTACTTCATTGGATGGATTAGTCCAATGAAAAGCCTGTTCATTAACCGGAACGGGAACGGTCGGACTGTACCTAGCTGTAGTTTTATGACTTTGCTTAGAGTCATT